ATTGCCTATCATTGTCAGGAGGTCTATCTTTCAAATCCCGGTCGCTATGATGACTACGTTCCACTCGGGATGCTTGGTGCTTCCAATGATTTTTACAATTATATTCTCGATAGCTACTATGTGTTCAAATCTGAGGATTCGACAACACTTAAGGCGGCATGGGCGATGTATCGTACATACTGCGAAGATGCAAATGTCCCCTATCCCCTCTCGCAGCGTCTGTTTAAAGAGGAATTAAAGAACTACTTCCAAGAATATTCAGATCGCTACAATGCAGCGGATGGAAATCGGGTTCGTAGTTTCTATCAGGGATTCCGGGCAGACAAGATCGATGGAAAGGATGTTGGGATCATTCCAGAGCCGACAAAATCGACATGGTTGGAGTTCTATGAACAAAAATCACGATTGGACGAAACTTATGCCGACTGCCCTGCACAATATGCCTCCAATGCCGGAACACCATCTCAAAAATGGGAAAATGTATCTACAAAGCTGAAAGATCTTGACACGCATCGACTTCATTACGTTCGCGGCCCTGAAACACACGTCTTTATTGACTTTGATATTTCTGGCGATGACGGAAAGAAGTCATTTGAACGCAATCTGAAAGAAGCGTCGAAATGGCCTCCAACTTATGCTGAACTGAGTAAATCGGGTGCTGGGATTCATCTTCATTATGTTTACACTGGCGATGTATCCAAGCTTGATTCCATTTACGCGGATCACATTGAGGTGAAGACCTTTAAGGGGAAGAGTTCGCTTCGGCGTCAATTGTCGAAATGCAATAATCTTCCGATTGCGACGCTCAGTTCAGGTCTTCCACTGAAAGGAGAGAAACCAATGATTGATCCGAATGTGGTACAGAGCGAAAAAGGGCTTCGTACTACGATTCAGAAATGTTTACGCAAAGAGATCCACGGCGATACACGCTCCAATGTCGATTTCATCTACAAAGTGCTAGAGGACGCTTATAACAGCGGGATGCACTATGATGTTGGAGATATGGAGAACGCTGTGATCAACTTTGCCATGAAGAGTACAAATCAGTCGGACTACTGCCTGAAACTTGCGACAAAGATGCACTTCAAGTCTGATGATCCGGCAGATCCGATTGCTTCTAATGAGAACGATCCAATTATATTCTTCGATGTCGAAGTCTTCCCGAACCTCTTCCTGATTGTTTGGAAGATTCAAGGGCCTGGACATTCTTGTGTCCGAATGGTGAATCCGAAACCCCGTGAGGTTGAAGAGCTCTTCCACTATAAGCTGGTCGGATTTAACAACCGCCGGTACGATAATCACATCTTGTACGCAGCCATGCTCGGTTACAGCCCGATGGAGATCTTCAAACTATCTTCCAGAATCATCAATGACCACAATAATGGTGATCTGTTCGGTGAGGCATACAATATCTCTTACACGGATATTTATAACTTCGCATCGGCAGCAAACAAAAAGAGCCTGAAGAAATTCGAGATTGAACTCGGTATTCATCATCGGGAACTTGGTTTGCCGTGGGATCAGCCAGTTCCAGAGGATATGTGGGATAAGGTCGCTGAGTATTGCGAGAACGATGTAATTGCAACAGAAGCAACGTTTGATCATCTCAAGGCGGATTGGAATGCGCGGTTGGTTCTGGCGAAAGTTGCAGGTATGCTACCGAACGACACTACGAACAGTCTCTCTACCAGAATTATATTTGGCAAGGAGAAGCATCCGCAAAGCCAGTTCAACTATCGTGATATGGGTGATACATCCATTCCGACGCATTCGTGGGTTTGGCCTCCGGAAAAAGATCTGCCCTTCAAATCTGAGTGCGATACGTACAACCTGTTTGATGATCAGAATCGGCCTGTATTTCCCGGATACAAATACGAGTACGGGAAATCAACCTATCGGGATGTGAGTGCACTCAACCCGAATCCTGATCAACAGACGGTTGGCGAAGGTGGCTACGTCTACGCTGAACCTGGTATGCACCGGAATGTTGTGGTCTTGGACGTTGCATCCATGCATCCAAGTTCGATCATTGCGGAACAGCTCTTCGGCCCCATCTACACGAAGCGGTTTGAAGAAATCAAAGATGCCCGTGTTGCAATCAAACATAAGGAGTTCGATAAGGCTCGGTCTATGCTGAATGGTAGTCTAAACGAAGCCATCGACATGATCGAGCGGGGCGAGATGACGACGGATGATCTGTCTCTGGCGCTGAAAACAGTCATCAACTCTGTGTATGGGCTCACATCGGCAAAGTTTGACAATCCATTTCGGGACAAACGTAATGTGGACAACATTGTCGCAAAGCGCGGTGCTTTATTCATGATCAATCTCAGGAATGAGGTACAGTCCCGTGGATTTACAGTTGCGCACATCAAGACAGACTCGATCAAGATCCCGAATGCGACGCAGGAGATCATTCAGTTCTGCTTTGACTATGCGAAACAGTATGGTTATATTTTCGAACACGAATCGACCTATGAAAAAATGTGTCTCGTCAATAATGCCGTTCTGATCGCAAAGTATGCAGATCCTGAATGGTGTAAAAACGAGTACGGATATGTTCCAGAGAAAAATGGAAAACATCCGAACGAATGGTCTGCAACGGGAACGCAGTTTGCAGTCCCGTATGTGTTCAAGGCACTCTTCTCGCATGAACCGATCGAGTTTGGCGATCTCTGTGAAACAAAATCAGTAACGTCCTCGCTCTCACTGGACATGAACGAGAACCTTCCTCCTGACGAGCATAATTATATTTATGTTGGACGAGTGGGTCAGTTCTGTCCGATCAAAGCTGGATGCGGTGGCGGCCTGCTGATGCGCGAAACAACAAACAAGACAACCGGAGAAAAAGGATATGCGGCAGCTACCGGGTCGAAAGGTTATCGGTGGCTGGAATCTGAGTCGGTGCGGCTTCTAGAGAAGGAAGCGTGCATCGACGTTTCTTATTATGACGCACTTGTCGATGATGCCAGAGCCGCGATTTCTAAATTCGGTGATGCAGACTGGTTCATTAACGGGAAAGAAGACACGCCTCCGTGGGAAACTGCGGAGGAACCTTGGTCAAACGGCGATACATTCGCTGTCAGATAAATCAACATTTATATTTTGAAAAGGAGTTTCAACACTATGGAAAACGTTCGTAACATCCCTCCCCTTAATATTCAGGGCGCAAAGATCGTAAAGCGTAACTTCGCTGGCCGCATGGAAGACTACAACCGTGAAGGCAACCGCTACTTCACCATCCGTATCGATGATCCGGAGCTGGCCAATTCCTTGCTTGCAGACGGCTGGAAGCTGCGCGAGGGCAAGCTGCGCAATGAAGATGATGAGCCGCGTTGGTATATGGATGTCAAGGTCGCGTTCAATGAGTATTACCCGACGAAGATCTGCATGTACTCGGGCAAGACTCGGAAAGAGCTGAATGAGGACACCTGCGCGATTCTTGACCGTGCTCGCATCATCAATGCTGATATGACGGTTCGTCCCCGTTATTGGGAGGTTAATGGCAAGTCCGGGTATAAGGCATACCTGAAGGTGCTCCATGTAACGATCGAAGAAGAAGATCCGTGGGCAGATGCCTACGCTCAGTACAACGAGCAGTAATTTGTGCATCTCGGGAGCTCTGAAATATGGGCTCCCGACTTATATTTTGGAGGTTTAACTACTATGCGGAAGCTTAATGTCACTATCCAGTGTTTAGCAACATATAACAGCAGTATTATGGTTCCTAGTGAACTAACTTTTGAAGAAGCAATTGAATATGCAAAAAAACATATCGCTGAGATTCCGCTTGGAACTCTTGAGTATGTCCCTGATAGCGATAATCTGGATGTGGAAAACTGCGATTTCGGCGACTGATATTTTGGAGGTTTAACAACTATGAAACAACGTTTTGTATTCGGTCTCGGGCTGACTTTAGGATTTTTCATTGGGGCTGCACAGACTGTTGGGCACATGATGTCTGTTGATGAGATCCGCAAGGCTTGTGCAAATCGTGTAGCAAATAAGATTTCAGATTTTCTATATGGAAAGTGCCGTTGTGCTTATGCTTATGACTGGCGCTTTGCAACACAGCAAGACTGCGAGAATGCATGGCATGATATTTGTGAGATCATTCAGTTGTATGGTCAGATCACTGTGGCCGAGGTAAAGGAAATTGCTGGTGTAAAGTCGAGTTCTTATGAGGATACGAAAAGAGGTTGGGTTGGGACTCTCGGTATGAGTCTCAAACCTGAAAAAGATGAAACATGGACCATCCATTTACCGGAACCCAAAAGACTGCTGCTAAGAGGGTATTGCCATGCATAACACCATTAAGCAAATATGCCTGTATCTTACGATTGTATCTTGGATTTTGCTACTTCAGACAGTTCCCAACTCCGTCATTACATGGATTGGCGAACATCAGTGTCTTGTGGGTATTTTTTCAATCGTTACGTGGCTTTGGTATTGCATCTACGATAATCATAAAAACTGAGAGGAGAGGTTTTATATGGTTTCCAACTATAAAGAAGTGTATTTTGATCCTTATTGCTCGAAATGCAAGTATCTGAAAAAGACTGAGCAGGAAGAACCGTGTGATGAGTGTCTCAATCACCCTGTCAATGAATACACCCATCGTCCTGTCAAATTTGAAAAGAACGAATGAGCGGGATCAACCTTTACGATTTTCAGCTCGAAGCAGTCAAAAAAATGCATAACGGATGTATTCTCTGTGGCGAGGTCGGAAGTGGCAAATCCAGAACGTCCCTCGCATACTACTGTCTACAGCAAAATCGTAGCGGGAATACGATCGTATATGGGACGATTCCTCAAACAATTGAAGATCTCTACATTATTACGACTGCCCGCAAGCGAGACACATTTGAGTGGGATTCCGAGCTGGCAAACTTTCGTATGTCCACAAATCCCGAAAATGATGCGTTTAAGCACTCTGTTGTCATCGACTCCTGGAACAATATCCAGAAGTACAAGGACATCAAGGGCGCTTTCTTTATATTCGATGAACAGCGTGTTGTGGGTCGCGGAGAATGGGTAAAGAGCTTCCTGAAAATTACAAAGGCAAATCATTGGATCCTGCTCTCGGCAACTCCTGGTGATAAGTGGGAGGATTATATTCCGGTCTTTGTCGCCAATAGATTCTATAAGAATCGTACACAGTTCAGCAACGAACATATCGTCTGGGACCCGCGAGTCAGTTTTCCGAAAGTGCGTGGATATTTTAATACTAACCGTCTCATCCGACTTCGGGATCAGGTGCTTGTCCAAATGGATGACCAGCGGACAACGATTCCGCATCACGAAGATGTGTTCGTCGCCTATGATATTTCGGCCTATCGTGATCTGACGCGAACACGCTGGAATCCCTGGCTTGAGAAACCAATTGAGACTGCATCAGAGCTATGTTACGCATGGCGAAAGGTTGTGAACTCAGATGACTCTCGACAGCTTGCTGTGCTGGAAATTCTGGAAGACCATCCAAAAGCAATTATATTCTATAACTTCGACTACGAGTTAGAGATTCTGAGGAGTATCGGATATGAAGCAGGAACTGAAATCGCTGAATGGAATGGGCATAAACATGACGCGCTTCCTACCGGCAACAAGTGGGTCTATTTGGTGCAGTACACGGCGGGTTGTGAAGGATGGAATTGCGTCACGACAGACACAATTATATTTTTCTCCCAAACCTATTCCTACAAGGTGCAGCACCAAGCCGAAGGTCGTATCAATCGCCTTAATACCCCTTACCAAGACCTCTACTATTATCACCTGAGAAGCCGAAGTGCCATTGATCTTGCAATTTACCGAGCTTTATCAGACAAGAAAACATTCAATGAAGGCGCGTATCTCAAGCGTGCTGGATTTTTTAAGAAGGAGAAAGTTCAATGAAACGACGCAACAATTTGTACCTGATGCTTTTGATTTTTATTATGCTCACAATGGGAATTATTTTCTGTGCAGCAATGCTGGCCATTCAGGATCAGAGCGAAAATATGGAACAACAGCAGGAACTCGAAGCAGTTCGTATGCATGAGAAACAAGAACCCATGATCGAGCTGACGACACTTATATATGCTGAACCGAACGTCTACAAAAATACCTTGGCAAATGAGGAAAATGTCAAGAAGGTCGTTCTGAATCATTATAAGGAATCCCATACGGATGCCAACGATGAGCCCAGCTATGACGGAAAAGGTGGACTAGAATGTAAATTCAAAGAAGATGTTGAACGAATTGCTTGTGTTATTTATCAGGAAGCTGGTGGAGACACGTGCTGTGACTTGTGTCGGAAGCGAGTTGCAGATGTCGTTCTAAATCGTGTTAAGGATCCTCGCTTTAAGGGTACCACTATCGAAGAAATCCTGACTGACGGTGATCCAGCTCCGCAATGGGGTTTATATTCTGTTACTGGCGTGGTGTGGCCCGTCAAAGCATCGTATCCAGAAGAAGCGGCCGCTGTTCAGCGAGCTTGGGACACAGCTTTCGATGTACTAGAAGGTAATCATAGTGATTTGACCGATGATTATATTTGGTGTGCAGAATTTCCGCAGGGTACAGATGTCATCGAATGTTGCGGAATTTACTTCGGGAAATGAGGCGGATTCCGCAAGTCGGTGACCGACGGATGGAGTCATTCATCAGACGAGGCGATTATAAGAATAGTGAAGAAAGTAATCCAGAACCGTGTGTTGTGATTGAAGTTAATCGTGCTCATCGCTGGTATCGTGTATATTTTGAAAGGCTTGGCTTTTATGAATCCTATAAGTTCGATGACATCAAATCAGATTAGAGAATTGATTAGCCGGCGGCGTCGCCAGGTGCTTGTGCATAGCGTAATTTATTACAAACTCAATGCTAATTTGATTGACGATGCAACATGGTCCAAATGGGCCCTTGAGCTTGAGGAATTACAGAATCGATATCCAAAAATTGCCGCGGCATGCCCTTTAGCAAAAGCATTTGAGAACTTTGACCATTCAACTGGGATGAGTTTACCGCTGGATGATCCGTGGGCAGTGCACACAGCACAATATCTGCTCTCGATTGCGCGTAAAATACAATGCGCTTTATGAAGGGAGTTGATATTTTATGAACAATCTTATTCTTTATGGCATTGGAGATGCAAAGTATCAATATCGGGTACTCAAGTATTTCTGCATTTACGATGAGAACATCGACATTGCTGAGATCAAACGTATTGCACGCATGATGCAGGTGGTAAACCCAAGCATTGAGCATGTATATTTGATCAGCAATCGGCATGGTTTGAAACGTGAATTTCAGGAATCGATCAAACGGAACTCGATTGAGAACTGCGCGATTTTCAAAGACATTTTGGAGAGAGAAGGCATTAAGATCTTCTAACTTGTGACGAAGCGGGACGTCTGATACAAGGCGTCTTCGCTTTTATTTTTATGAAAGGACATGTAACTATGGAGGATTTAAGCAATTTCATACAATCAGTCGGTGCAATGGCTGAAATGACAGCAATATTTTATAACGCGTTATTAGACGCGGGTTTATCTGAAGACGTTGCTGTGACATTAACTGCCAAAATGATCGGTGAAGTCATCAGACCTAATGGAAGCACGAAAAAGGAGGACGAGCAATGAATAACTATATTTTCCTTATCGTTGGTCCTTCTGGAAGCGGAAAAAGCACGATCGCCGAACAGCTGGTAGAAACCATGAATCTCAAGCAGATCGAGTCTTATACCACCAGAAAGCCACGCTCTCGCCATGAAAAAGGACACATTTTCGTGACTGACAAAGAATTTGATAATCTCACTGATCTGGTCGGTTACACGGAATTCTGCGGTCATCGCTATGCTGCTACAGCGGCTCAAGTTGAGGAAAATGATATTTATGTCATTGATCCGGCTGGGGTTGCTTTCTTTAAAGAGCACTATCATGGTGCAAAGAAGGTGAAGGTCCTCGGTATCTGGGCTACGGAGCCCGCCAGGAAAAAGAGAATGTTCCTGCGCGGAGATCCTGAGGATGCTATTGTGAAGCGCCTGGAGAACGATAGAGCGGCGTTCAGCACAGATATCTGTGACATTGTCTTTTATAACAAAAACCTGCAGGAAACGCGTGAGGCCATCGCACAGTGCATTTCCTGGTATCTCTTTATCAAGAATTAAAAACAGGGAGGACATTATCATGTCAAATGCAACAAAAGAACAGATGAAAGAAGAAGCTATTGCTCGTATGGCTCTGCTTCATATTCATTCCAATGCCATTCACGATTTTAAGACTGAGAACCTTGTGAACTACTCTCAGTTCGGTGTTCTCTTCTGGCTCACAGAGGAACAGCAGAAACGAGTAGATGAGTTTGAAAAGCAGTCTGGAAATCTTGTCTATCATGTGATCGAAAACCATTATGTCGAACTCGGCCGGATGCTTACATTCCTCTATGTCTCGCCGTATATGGATGAATGGGAGCGAGATCGTAAAGAGCTTGCGGCAAGAGAACCTCTTGCATATGTAGCGAATCTCACTGATGAGATCTGCTCCGAGTATGGTCATGTTGGTATTGAATCATGCTGCGGCGGATTAAGGAGGACTTGGTAATGGCAACTCTGCAGGCTGTTAATATTATAGCCAAATTCGAACACCGGCTCTGCAAGGTTAAAAGCGAGCTAGGATATTTTCACTGTTGGGAGCATTTCAGCAAGCCTGTACCAGCTGGCCTGACAATTGGCTCGCCCCCGGCAGGCGTTATCAGCTATGTTTCAGGCATCGTGGAATTTGATGATGGGATTCGACGTGTGGATCCAACGGAGATTAAGTTCTGTGATGAAGAACACGCGACTCTCTGCGCACAGAATAAATATGAAAAGGAGCATGGTACAAATGAGAAAAAATGAAAGACTCATTGGCATAAGACCATATCAAACATCTACTGGAAATTGGCATCTTGAACTCACGTATGCTTATGAAGACAAAAAGGGTGAGCATCGTGTGATATTTCCCGATGTTCAGTGCCCATTTCCAACGCAAGCAGTTCCTTTTCCCAATACTACGCTTCAGACTGTTGGAATCTATCTTCGCTCGTCTAGATTTTCGATTCCGGGATTGGAGGAGATTCCATTGAATATGGGGTCTTGTCAGCTGGCACAGGAGCGTGGAATTACCGAGCCAGCGTATGCCTTCGATATTATCACGAACTACTTCACTCATGACATGACGATTGAAGAAATTGAGAAAGAGCTCGGATACAAGGTGAAAATTATAAGCAAGGAGACAAAATAATGCTTACACTTTTGTATATTCTGTGCTGGTTTACCGCGCTGTGGATGACAAGTCTGGTGATAGTCAAGATTGTTTATAAGAATAAGCTTGACTTCCAGCTAGTTATTATGGCTGCCGCATGGACTAGTATTATTACTCATTATGTAGGTCTTTGGTAAAGGAGAATAAAAAATGACAAAGGAATTTTGTGATATTTGTGGGCGGCCCATTGAGACATATAAGAATGTTTCTGAGTTTATGGAGATAATATTATGAAGTATATGTTGATCGAAGTAGTGGAGCGGAAAATTGCCGATCCTAAGTATTTTGACACGCATGATGCAGCCCATGATGAGATGTGTAGACGTGTTGCCGAGGTCTGCGCTGTCTCGCTAGACGAGGTTTAAGCGTCATACGTCGAAGATGAAGACCTGAATGAGTGTGCCGGAGTTCTCGAAGACACTGCGTGGGCAGAGCGATTTGGCGAGAATTACGACTGGCGAATTTTTGCTGTCGAGTAATATGCTCTACTACAAGGTAAAAATTGTATCTAAGGAGGAGAAGAAATGACAAAGGAATTTTGTGATATTTGTGGAAGGCCCATCGAGACATATAAAAACGTTTCTGAGTTTAAGCTTAAAAAGGCAGTTCACACATTGCGTGAAAGCTGGTGGCAAAAACTTACCGTTCACAATGCTTGCTGGAGGGAACTGTGTAAGCAAATCGCAGATATCACGATTACATATGAGCCAATGGAGGACGACCAATGAAATGCTTTTATCATAATGATGCGGACGGAAAGTGTGCCGGGTTCTGGGTGCACTACAGAACTCGTCTTGCACCTCACACTGAGACTATGGACTTCATCGAGATGAGCTATGAGAAGCCATTCCCGATGGACACCATCCTGCCTGACGAGCAGATTTATATTGTGGATTACTCGATCGCACCTAACGAGATGCGGGAGCTGCTGAAGATCACGCAGGATGTCACATGGATCGATCATCACAAGACGGCAATCGAACGTTATAAGGGGTTTGGGCAGGATATTCGTGGAATTCGGTATGATGGAATCGCTGGGTGCATGCTGACATACTGCTATCTCACACATATGACAAATGACGGACGCGGTGAAGTTCATCCGTTTGATATTAAGATGACAGAAGATGCTCCGCTGTTTACCAAGCTGATTGCTGACTGGGATGTCTGGAAGTTCGAGTTCGGCGACCTGACACGCCGCTTTGTCACAGCATTTAACTGCGGCAACTTTGATCCGCAGAACCCTGAATGGCTGAAATTTGATCGTGTACAATCCCGTGAAGGGTGCCTTGAAACCTATATGGTCATCGAAGGCGCGAGCATGATTAAATACCGTGATGGTTGGGCAAAGGGATATTTGGAGAGGTTTGGATTCGAGACCGAGTTCGAGGGCCTTAAGTGCTTTGCAGTCAACCTCAGCAATTGCAGCAGCGAGTATTTCAAGTCGATCCCTGATGGAAAATACGATGCTTTCATTGCATTCGCCTTTAACGGCAAGGAATGGATTGTCAGCATGTATTCTGCCAGTGTGGATGTAAGCGTGATCTGCAAGAAATACGGCGGTGGAGGGCATAAGGGAGCTGCTGGATTCCATACCAAGGAGCTGCCGTTTGGAGGATAGACGATGAGTTTCTCTCGAAAATGTAAAAGACGATCTGACAGAAATAACCATCAAGGTCGAACTACCTGCCCGAAATGTCATGCAAAGCTAATTGAAAAACCGGGATATGGCCTTGTATGTCAGGAATGTGGCTGGATGAAGCTCTCATCCATGGCTGGTGGGGAGGATAACGATCATGAATAAAAGACACAGACGAAGAAAAGCCATAGCAACAATGATTTGCAAAGCCATATCGGCGTATTGCTGTCGCGAAAATTACATCCTCGCCAAGGAGCTGCCATTCGTATGAGCGAAAATGCAAAGGCTTTGTCCGGGATATACGGGTTCGTCCCACTCTCGGACGAGCCTAAGCCCAAGAAAAAGCAGGAATCGAATTTAGAGGATTGTCTTAACTGTGAGTTTTTGGGTCTAGATGAGCTTTGGTCTGAATTCTATTGCAAAAAGTCAGACACACGAATTCACGAGGATGATGACCTCGTCAGTGAAGAAAAGTGTAAATACTTTAGGAGGAAATAATATGTACACAAAACGTAATATGGCAGAAGATATTGTGGATCTCTTTGATGAACTTTTAGCAGAAAAAGATATTGAGGTGCCTTGTTCTGATCCGGACGAGGAAGCAGACAGACATGCGGACGATAACTGTGCATGCCTTTACGGGATGGAGTATTGGAATCTTGTAGATAAAGTTGAAGTTATTCTCAATACTATAGCCACAGAGAGTAAAGGAGAATGAGTATGACTCGAGAAGAATGGTATAAGCACAAAACGCTAGATGCTATTCAGCAGTTAAATGAATATGTCGAGCTCATTATGAATGGCGATATGGCATCTCATATGTCTGACTCTGAAACTAGCAATGTTCATCACGGATTATCTGTATTAAATAGTGATATTACGAGGTCGCTGCTGGAGATGCATTCCGAACAGCAGCCTAATTTGAAATGGAAAAGACTATGAAAATCACGGTTAGAGAATTGATGACGAAGATTGAGGAAATCCAGTATATAATCGATGAACTGGATAAGATGCCGGATTGTGATGCATGTACTGGTGCTTCACAATACCTCGACGAGTATATCGACAGGCTGAAAGACATGAAGGTTGATATGTAACGAAAGGAGAAAAACCATGACAAATCTTAGCGATACCCTTTTAGTCAGCATTAGTTTTTCCGATAAAGACACCGGTGTATTGGTGGTCGGTAGAAAAAGAAAGAATCAATCTATTGATATCGTCAATGCATTTCAAGGAGAAGAGGCACTTGATCTTTACAAGAAACTTGTAACGAAAAAGGAGCAAAATCATGAATCTTGATGAATTTCGCAAGGCTATGGAATCAGACGCAACAGTCGAAAATGAGCGCCTGAAACGAGATCTTGCTGATGTTGAGAAGCGTTATCGCGAGATGTCTGAAGGCTACATGGCCAGAATCCAAGAGCTAAATAGCGATTGTCGAGCTTTGGCAAATCGCTGCTTTGCGCTAACGCGTGGGGCAATGTGCATAGCTTGCCAGCTGTATGATTATCAGTGTCCGCATGGATTGTCTATTAACGATAAAATAAAGGCTGCAAAGAAACTTATGGAGGAAAGCAACAATGCTTAAACTCGAAAAAACAGAAGTCGTTGGCTGGGCGGCAGCCATCCGAGGAATGCGAAATCCCATGAACTCTTGGGATCAGAGTGACAGTTTCATTTGTCGGGAAGAGGCTGAAATGACCAACGAGGAACTTAAAGCCAAATGCGGCAAATGTCCGAGAGATACAACGACGTGCGGCATCTATGATAAAGACCCGCATTTCATTATCGGCTCAAATGACTTGGATCTCATTATGAGACTTCGTGCTGCCGGTATCGATCATCGGAAATTTATGCGGATGATCGAGGTGTATGTGGACATCACGGCTCCGCTGTACTGGTGGAAGGAGTTCGATACGTATAAGGTTGGTACGGTCGCCAATTCTTGCTCGACGATGCACAAAATCCATGCTAAAGAGTTTACAGTGGATGATTTCAGTCACGAGCATCTCATTGATTCTATTGATGAAAACTGGGATATTGCGGCGGGAGATGAATGTCGAAGTACGCCTCTTGACATTCTTTATGATGTAATTAACGCTCTGAATATTTATAGAGAAAAATACCTCAAAACCAAGAATAAAAAATATTGGTGGCAAATGATTCAGCTCCTGCCGACTTCCTATAACCAGAAGCGGACGATCATGATGAGCTATGAGGTTCTGGCAAACATCTACAAGTCCCGGCGGCATCACAAGCTCGATGAATGGCATACGCTCTGTGATTGGATTGAGGGCCTGCCGTATTCGGAGATGATCACAGGTGGCGCAGAGTACCTGAATAAAAAGCTTGCGATCCCGGAATCAGACAAGATCATTGCAGATACTCTCCGTAAACTTCAAAGCTCTGATTCTCCTGATAAATCCAAAGCAATTTTGATGGAGTTGTATGAACAACTTAAAAAGGTCGAGACTTCTACACCACCTAAGGATTTCAAGATTGTCGATGAGTGGAATCAGTATGGCCATGTGGACTATTTAACGCCTATAGGCAAACGAAATGGGAAAACTATCTTTGGTCATCAGGAGAAAGGAGATATATCCGATGCCAAGCCAGAATGAGAGAATCTTCATCCTGTTTACACAGGAGGAAGTGGATAAAATCAAAAAGGGTCTGCCGGTTTCACTCTATGATGAAGAAACGGGAAAGCAGACAGTGTTTATGACAGAAGAAGGCTATAAGGAGATGAATGACTGGTGGAACGGCCCTCCGGATTGATGAACACCTCAAATGGTAATTGTCAGTTTGGCAATGAAAAATGCTTGTGTCAGTTTTGTAAAGCTGGGTGCAGTAAACGGCTTACTTGTTTGGAATGCATTTCAGAAAGAAAGACTGTCCACGACATCTCCCAATGCACGGGATTTAAAAAGGAGATGAACGACTAATGAACCGACCCTCCGGATTGATGAAGAACTTTGTAGTCGCGCGTGGAAACACAAAAAGCCAGTATTGTCTTGCAGAATTTAAGAAAATTGAAAAGGAGTTGCTAAAAGCAATGGCACAGATTGATATTCGCAAACATCTCGTATATCTCAATGAAAAATACGGCGTCGAGCTCGAGACTGAAGACGTCAGTGATGGGTATCACACATTCGGCTGTTTGTATAAGCAGCGCTGTATCTTGTTCGCGGCTCTGGTGGGAGCATATCGGGCTTGGGCGTGGAAGTCCAAATGTCATTCGGATGGCGAACCTTGCTTTGGCGGTGGATGGTTCGTCGTCGGTATCAAGACACCGCAGGGGCAGTATACCTATCACTATCCTGAGGAGGATTGGTATCTGTTCGACTGTGAAGAGCTTGAGCGGGCACCCGAGTGGGACGGACATACAGCAGATGACGTAACACGACTGCTGTCTTTGCAGACGCCTTCGATTCCGGATGTGGTCGGAACTATGACACTCAATAAGTACAATCAGCCTTCGGAGGAATAAACGATGATTATTATCGCATGTCTGATCTGGGTCGGAGTTCAGCTTGGAGCTCCGGCCACTTTTTATATTCTGCTGGGTATTGAGGCTCTATTTAAGATTCTGGCATTGGGCATTAAGTTAGGAGAGAAGACATGAGCATTTTAAAGAATCCGGAATCTTGTCCGAACTGTATCCACAAAGATGTCTGTATGTATAAAAAGGACTATGCTCAGCTCGTGGCAGATTTGGAAAAAGATGATCGGCTTTTACCTGCAGGAGTAGACTTTATCGAACCGCGGTTTATCACTTGTAAATACTATAAAGGCGTAATAAGGAGTAATATAGAATGAACCCTGATGAAATTGATGTGATGAAACTGACCCCGGAAGATTATCTCAAGATGCGAGATCGTTGCAAAGAGCTGGAGCGTGATAACATCCTTCAGCATGAGCATATTCTGGAGCTTGAAAGGGCGAACGCCGAACTTTCAGGCACCATCCACAGAATGCATGGCGGCTGTGAAAGAGCCGTCGAATTGCGCAAGCTTCTGGATGAATTGTTTGATGTCGGACGAAACGAAGTTGTATCCGATGATGAGATTCGGAAAAAGATGAAAAATCTTCAGAACGAGCTTGCACAACTCAGAAAAGAAAACTGTCAGGTTTACAACCAGCGTAACCAGCTCGCTGATGAGAAAAAGCAGCAAGCTGCTTATATTCTGGAACTTCGAGAGGAGCTCGAGCGTATTCGTAGGGCGGCGAACAACAGCGTAGATGCTTCTCAGACGGCTCTGAAGGACGCTGACGCCAAGATCCAGTCTGCCAATGATCGAGCCGCCAATGCAAAGAAAGAGGCAAAAGAAGCCAAGGAGAGGGCTGAGAGCGCTTCTGAGAGGGTTCGGTATCTGGAGAGGAAGCTCCGAGATGTGGAGAGTCTCAATGATTCGCTCATAAAAGAGCTGGCAAGAAGACAGGAAGCTCTACGGCAGGTCATTGATAATGATGCAGATGCGTATCAGCAAAACGTTCTGAAGTATGCTCCCGATCATCACGATTATCTGCTGAATGTTATCTATGCAGCGATGGGCATGTGTGGTGAAGCCGGAGAAGCATCGGAACTTGTTAAAAAGTACGCGTATCATGGCCATACAATTGATACAGAGCATCTGGCACGAGAGCTTGGAGATGTTCTCTGGTACGTATCCTATCTGGCGTATCTGTTCGGATATCCTCTCGGTAAAATTATGGCTATGAACCAGGAGAAGCTTGCCAAACGGTATCCTGACGGGAAGTTCGATGCAGAAAGAAGTAGAAACCGGGAGGAGGGCGATATTTAATGCCTCTCTTCAAACGAAACGGAAAAACCATTTTCGGTTGCCAATTCAACAAAAAGGAACAAGAAGCGATGGAGCGTGAAGTTCGATCTCAGCTTGCCGAGTGGAGTCGAAAGAACATGATGGAAATCGATGCTATGTTCCTTTGGTTCATGCATGAGGAATTCGGTTTCGGGATGGAGCGCCTGCGCCGAGTGTACTTTGGCTTCCGGCCATACATGGAGGAGCTGGCGAAGCGGTATGAGATGAAGGGATCTGATACTCCATTTCTATGCACGAAGAAGTTGTTGGACTATGGCGTTGACTTGGAAAAATGGGATAAAGAAGTGGATCAGATGGTTGAAGAATGACAGAAACTGTGATATGATTCAAATGCCATATAATTGATTTTTTCGTATTGTAGGGAAGCATCTTAGTAAAAGGTGCTTTCCCTCGTTCTCATACCCTGCGGTACGGAGAGATTGTGTGGTAACAATGAGGAATCGTACTTTTTCGGTGCGCTTCCGTCATTGGAGGCGCACTTTTTATTTTTTACAAAAGGAGAATGAAAACAACAATGAAAAAACTTATTTGTGTGTTCCTCGCGATCGTAATGCTGCTGGGATTGACAGCATGTGGAAAGGGCAAAATTGAAACAGCAGAACCCGAAAAAGCTGATATGACAGCCACAGAAACGGTTGACGACGTGACAGATGTCATGGAAGAGACCGATGTGCAAGAATCCATTGAATCCAGTGAAGAACTTCCGGAATTTGATCAATCCGCTATAATTGAAACAACGGTAATCCTCGATCAAGATAATGTCAAAGTTACGGCAACTGCACTGGAATACGATGATTACAGCGCAAACCTCAAGCTGTCTCTGGAAAATAATTCTGATAAGTCACTAACGTTTAGCGCAAATACACTTGGTTTTAGTGGAAACTCGATAAATGGATTCATGATCCCGGATGGATATTTTAATAGTGAAATTGCACCAGGTAAAAAGGCAAATGAAACTGCCACCTTCAGTTATGATTATCTTCAGCTTTTTGGAATTAACGAGATTGCTGATATTGTTTTAGGAATCCGAGTAACTGATGAAGATTATAATGAAACTATTTATCCGGACTGTCAGATAAAGACTTCCATCGCAGACAGTTATACCTATGATAATACTTCTTATCAAAAGGCAATCTCCAGTACCGCTGTTCAAAAAGCACTTGGACTTACCTCTACATATTTCACTACCGATGTGTTGTACGATGCCGATGATATTCAGATCGTATCGGGAACGCTCATATCAAACGAAGACGATGAGCAGATGCTTCTGTTGGAAGCTGTAAACAGTGGAACTGAAATGAAAAATATGATCGTTACTGGATTGTCAGTAAATGGGTTGACTGTATATGATGGAAATTGGTCTTTGACGACGATCAGCTCTGGTAAATGCGGCGTGATTAGCATAAATCTGAATGACGTATTCAATGAGCAGTATTGGGAAGTCTATGGCCTGACTGATATTTCGTCTATTGATGTTAAAATCGGCATTCAAGACGGATGGGATCTGAAGGATGAGAATACTGTCCATTTGACTATTGGTGAAGATGCGCCTTTGAATCTGGATGGTACTGAGCTCTTTAGTCAGGACAATATTCGTATCGTCAGTAAAGGAATCCTTGGACATGAAGATGAATATGATTCTAATTTGTATTTAGCATTGCTGATTGAGAATGGAACTGATGAGGCATTTGATGCATCTGTTCAAAACGATAGCCTTTCTGTAAATGATATCATGATTTCTGAGTTCGGTTCTGGCACCAATATCCCGCCACATGCATATGGGGTTCTTATTGTGGAATTATATGGATCCGATCTGGAAGACTTGGATATTACTGACGTGGATCAGATTCAAAAAGTTGAGTGTGTAATCGAGTTCGGTGAAGGATACGACGTTACTGTTGAAGCACCGATCGTAGCTGAATTCTAAATATTTTAAGAAAAGATTAGCTCTTGCGGGGTCCTTCGTGGGCCTCACAGGGGCTTTTCTTTTTGCTATTTTAGAGGAAAAGTGGGTAAAATTTCTGCCCACTTTAGTCAAATAAAAAGTGGGCACAACCCGGGCGAAACTGGGCAGAGTGCAAAAATTGGGCGTTTTAGACTCGGAGTTTTTGAAAATTTTTGTCCAAAAATGGCCATTTGCCCACTTTCTGCCCACTTTTTGCCCACTTTTGAAAAGCCGAAAAACCTAGTGTTTTCAAGGGTTTCGGGGTTTTCTGCCCACTTTCCCACTTTTTTCTTATTAACCCTAGAGAAAAATTTTTATTATAGTAATAAGGGATTTTTGAAAAAAGTGGGCAGAGCACGATTTTCGTCGATTTTGAGGAAAATCGGTGAGATGCTGAAAATCCGAAAAATCTAACCTAGCTTAGCGAGAACAAACCTAGATTAAAATTCCCAGATTCAGGGTGCCGCATGAAAAGTTCGGAAAACGTTGTTTTTCTTGATACTGATGACTACGCGTGAAAAACATGCCCTTTTATGAAGAGAGAGGCAATATATGCTTCTCTCTTTAATTTTTGTTTGGAGGTTTAACAATCTCATGCTGGAAAACAAATTTAAGACGAAGCTCATCAAAGAGATTCGCGAGAGACTTCCCGGAGCAATCGTGCTCCATATCAATCCGCCTCCGCAGGGCATTCCCGATCTTCTCGTTTTGAACGGGGAACGTTGGGCAGCCCTGGAAGGAAAGAAAGAAACCAATTCAAGTCATCGACCGAATCAGGATTATTGGATTGAGAAGATGAACAAGATGTCGTTCGCTGCGTTCATCAATCCTGAGAACAAGGAGGAAGTTCTGAATGCAATGGAACGATCATTCTCGGATTGAAGGGCGACACGCAACATTCTCTGCGAGCAAGTATAATTGGCTGAATTATACGGATGATAAGTTGGTCACGGTCTACGATAATATGAAGGCAAAAGAAAGAGGGACTGTTCTTCATGCATTCGCTGCGACCTGCATCCGTCTCGGACAAAAGCTTCCTCGCTCGCACAAGACACTCAATCAATACGTGAATGATGCAATTGGCTTTCGAATGGATCCGGAAGTGCTGCTGTACTATTCTGATGACTTTTTTGGAACAGCCGATACAATTGTATTCCGAGATAATCTTCTTCGAATTCATGATTACAAGAGCGGAGAGATTGAGGCGCACATGGAGCAGCTTCTGATCTATGACGCTCTGTTCTGTTTGGAGTACGCTGTGTCTCCATACGAGATTGATCATGAACTTCGCATCTATCAGAACGATGATGTCAATATCTATAATCCAGCCGGCCAAGAGATTATGGATATTTGCGATCGCATCATTCGTTTTAATAAAATATTGATACAACATCGTAAGCAGGAGGTCTGACGATATGAACTCTATTGCTCAGGAAATGGAGAGCTTCTTTGGGATCAACGACATGCTGAACTGTGATGATCCAGTCGCTCTCGACATTTTGATGCACTATGGCATCAAACGACGTTCCGGACGATATCCGTGGGGTTCCGGCGACAACCCTTATCAACATTCCGGCGACTTTCTTAGCCGCGTAGAAGAACTTCGAAATCAGAAATATACCTTTACCGATGCGGATGGTAAGACCTATACTGGTGATCTCGCGATTGCAAAGTCGATGGGATTGACGACCAGTCAACTGAGAGTTCAGCTCAGTCTTGCAAATGCCGAACGGAGGAGCATTGACGTTGCGCAGGCCAAGGCTCTTCGAGAGAAAGGCATGAGCACGAATAAGATTGCAGAAGAGATGGGAATTGCTGAATCTTCGGTTCGTTCCCTTTTAAATGCAAATTCGGAAGCGCGAATGAATCAGGCTCAGAAAACTGCTGACTTTCTGCGAGAGCAGGTAGATACCCGTGGAATGATCGATGTCGGGACTGGCTCTGAACTGGAAATCGGTGTTTCAAAGGAACGCATGAATCAGGCACTTTACATTCTTCAGATGGAAGGCTATAAGGTGTATGGTGGTGGTGTTCCGCAGGCAACGAATCCCGGCAAGCAGACAAACCTGAAGGTTCTCTGCCCTCCGGGTACAGAGCACAAGGAAATCTTTCAGTATGATAAGGTTAATTCTTTGAAGGACTACAAGTCCTATGACGGTGGTGATACCTTCAAACCGGCATTCCAGTATCCTGCAAGTCTAGATTCCAAGCGTCTTCAGATCAACTATGCAGAGAATGGCGGTAAAGAAAAGGACGGTCTGATTGAACTTCGCAGAGGCGCAGCTGATCTGTCTTTGGGCGATTCCAATTACGCGCAGGTTCGTATCATGGTGGACGGCACACACTACCTGAAAGGTATGGCTGTCTACTCAGATGATCTTCCAAAGGGCATTGATGTTCGTTTTAATACCAACAAATCTGTCGGTACACCGATGGAGAAGGTTTTGAAACCTATCAAGGATGATCCTTCCAATCCGTTTGGCGCGCTTGTGAAAGAGCGTGGTGGTCAGAGCTATTACACTGACAAGGACGGAACAGAGAAGCTGTCTCTCATCAACAAGACCCGTGAAGAAGCAGACTGGACGGAATGGGCAAACCGTGTCCCCTCTCAGTTTCTTTCTAAACAGAGTCTTGATCTGGCACAGAAACAGCTGAATGTTGCAAAAGCTGATAAAACAGATGAGTTCTCTGAAATCATGGCACTTGAGAACCCAACGGTTAAGAAGAGACTTCTTCAGTCTTTTGCTGATGACTGTGATACGGCTGCGGTTCATCTGTATGCAGCGGCTCTGCCGCGTCAGCAGTATCATGTCATTCTGCCTGTGACCTCAATGAAAGATAATGAGATCTATGCACCGAACTATAAAAACGGTGAAACTGTTGCTCTGATTCGATACCCGCACGGTGGAACGTTTGAGATCCCCATCCTGAAAGTCAACAACCGTCAGACAGATGCAAAGAACATGATTGGTACAACCTCTGCAGATGCAGTCGGTATCAATGCTCATGTTGCAGAGCGTCTGTCTGGGGCAGACTTTGATGGCGATACTGTCATGGTTATCCCCTGCAACTCTGCAACCTCCAGGGTACGCATCACTTCAAAGCCCCCACTTCGGGAATTGGAAGGTTTTGATCCGAAGATGGAATATGCAGAGAAGCCGGGTATGACCTATATGAAGTATAAGCGTGCAGATGGAAAAGAAGTCGATAACACGCAGCTTCAGATGGGTATGATCTCAAACCTCATTACTGACATGACACTTCTTGGTGCGACAGAACCTGAGCTTGCTCGTGCTGTCAAGCACAGCATGGTCGTCATTGATGCGGCCAAGCATAAGCTTGACTATAAACAGAGCGAGATCGACAATGGTATCGCTGCTCTGAAACAGAAGTATCAGGGGTCGTATGACGAGAATGGTAATTACCATGAGGGCGCTGCGACTTTAATCTCCCGTGCCAAATCTCAGCAGTCTGTGACCAAACGTCAAGGCAGCCCGAAAATTGATCCAAATACAGGCGAGCTGATTTGGAAAGATGTCGATGAACCGACTTATGTAAACAGCAAGGGGCAGACGATCCGCAGAACACAGGCTTCCACAAAGATGGCTGAAACAAAGGATGCACGTTCCTTGATCTCTGACCTCGGTAGTTCGATGGAAGAAGCCTATGCCGATTATGCAAATACTATGAAAGGTCTTGCAAACCAGGCACGACTCCAGATCGTCAACACAAAAGACATCCCCTACTCTCCTGAAGCTCGTGCTAAGTATGATTCTGAGGTTCGCTCTTTGGATGCCAAGCTCAAGACTGCGCTTTTGAATGCCCCTCGTGAACGGCAGGCACAGACAATTGCAAATGCCGTGGTGGCTGCTAAGAAGGAAAGCAATCCGAACATGACAAAGGGCGAAATTAAGAAGGCTTCTCAACAGGCGCTTGTGGAGGCACGAAATTCTGTAGGCGCACATCGCCAGGCAATTAAGTTGGACGAGAAGGAATGGGAAGCGATTCAGGCCGGCGCAATTTCGAAGACACAGTTGGAGAAAATTATTGCAAATACTGACCTCGATAGCTTGAGAACTTGGGCTACACCTCGTACAAAGACGACCCTTTCAGATGCAAAGGTTCTTCGTATGCAGGCTCTTTATGAAGCTGGCAATACAACAGAAGAAATTGCTGCAGCCTTAGGCGTTTCTTCGTCTACAGTTTCGAAGTATTTACATAAAAAGGATGGTGTCGCATAATGGCTTTAATGCATAATGCAATGCTGACGACGTTCGACAATCCTTATGATCCTTTTGAACAGTTCTCCCTGTGGTTTATGTTCGACATGCAAAAAGGCTACAATTCGTGCGCATATCTTGGACGAATTGCAAAGGTCTCGGATCAATTCAGTCAGGAAGAGAACGAACGTGAAGTCGAGCTTGCGATTGATGAAATTGTAAAGAACGATTTCTTGAACATTTATCGCAAAGTTACAAAAGCAATGCCTGAAAACGAGATGAGTTGACATGGAAGATGCTTGGGCGGCCTAAAGTTGCCTTTCCTTCTGCGTTTAGCTTGTCTTTTTGCATTGCTCAACTTTGCTGCTGTCGCTGCAATTGTCATTTGATTGGAAAGGCATTAGCAAAAAAGCCTCATATAATATCAAATGATATAGGGGGAGGGGTCGCAAATATCACACCCCCTCCCCTATCGCGGCGGTCTTCTAAAATTCCCCGGGGGAAGATTTTTGGGAGGCAAACTGACAGTGTTCTCTGCGGAACAGCTTTGAAAGTGATGATAGCTGTGTATAACTCACTGAAAAGTTCCATTAGCATTTTATTATCGGGCTTCTGAGACCATCTCGGAGCCCGTTTTCTATATTTAGGAGGGTCCTATGAACTGTAACAGTAACGTAAATGAGCAGTTTCGTAAATCTGTACTGGTGTCAGTGGATGATGTAGGTCAGATTATCGACACAGCAAATGAAGAATCACTTCTTTTAGGGCAGGTCGTGTATCAAAGTGGTACAGCACTTGAACTATCAGAGTCCTATCACAGAATCAAACGGAAAGGTCTCTATCGAGCGGATGCATCAGTTGTGTTTGTTCCAAAGGATGATGGCATCATCACAGTTCGAATGTTACTTGGTGGGCATCTGCTTCCATCGTCTCAGGCACGTCTTAATGTAGAGAAGAACAAATATTACACAATCCCCTCTTGCGTACCTGCATTTGATCGAATCTTCAGTTTGGAGCTTACGCCAAAACTTGAATTAACAATTGCCGGTGTTTCCGGAATCGTAGTTCGCACAATGCTCAGCACAACAAAGCTCGCCTGACTTTATAGAAAGGAGACAGTGAATGAGTAAAGTAAAAACACCGGACTCTTCCAGTTCTCCTCGGAAGATCAGACCGGCTATTTCGCCAGAGGCTCGCGATAATCAGTTGATTGCGCTGGCTTACAATCTGGTAGAGAAACGTCTTCTGGAAGGCACTGCATCTTCACAGGAGACCACACATTTTCTGAAACTCGGCTCTGCTAGGGAACGCAAAGAGCTAGAGATTCTTGAATTGCAGAAAGAGTTGATTGCAGCAAAGACAAAGAACCTCGACTCGATGCAGGAGCTGAAAGCACTTTATGCTGATGCAATGGCTGCAATGTCTGATTATCAAGGCAGGAGGTCTGATGGCAATGAATAAATGTTATTCAGAGCTGATTCAGCTTCCAACCTTTCAGGAACGGTTCGATTATCTCGTTATCGGAAACGGCGTTGGATATACAAACTTCGGATGGCGTCGTTATCTGAATCAAGCCCTTTACCATTCACCTGAATGGAAGCAATTTCGTGACCGGATTATTATTCGAGATAACGGGCGGGATCTGGCTTGTGAAGGTTACGAGATTTTTGAGCCAATCATCATTCATCATTTGAATCCGATCACATACGATAACATCTTAAATCGAGATCCGTGTATCTTTGCAATGGAGAATGTAGTCTGTGTTCGTGATCGGACGCATAAGGCAATTCACTATGGTGATGCATCATTACTGGTGGATCTTCCACCGGCGAGAAAACCAAATGATACTTGTCCGTGGAAGAAATAACAGTAAAGGAGGATAACATGCAGGATAGCATTCTTGTGACTATTCGAAAATTGGTTTGCGGCGATCCATATGCAAATCACTTTGATGCTGATTTGCTTGTTCATATCAATGCTTGCTTTTCTATCTTAAGTCAGTTGGGTGTTGGTCCAGAAAAAGGTTTTGTTGTAACAGACGAAACACAGAACTGGAGTGACTATACTGCTGACAGTACGGTACTAAATTTGGTGAAGACCTACATTACATTGAAGGTACGCTTGATCTTCGATCCTCCACTGACGAGCTCGGTTTTGGAGGCCATGAATAAAGAGATTAGTCAATTGGAATGGCGATTGAATGTTGCTGTTGATCCTGTCAAACCTACAAGTACATCAAAGACTACAGCACGTCGTCGTTCACATAAGACAAATTAAGAGAGGTGAGAAATCAAAATGGATAGTTACCTTGCCCATCATGGGATCATCGGTATGAAATGGGGAGTCCGGCGATACCAGAATAAAGATGGGACTCTGACCAATGCTGGAAAGAAACGATATTCGATGGATGATGTTGGAAGTGATTCTCAGAATTCCAGTACAGGCAAGAAAACCGATACATCCAGCAAGAGTGTCAATGAGATGAGCGATGACGAACTTCGCTCCAGGCTGAATCGCATCAACATGGAAGACCAGTATAATGCAGCAATGGCGAAACGGAATCCGCAAAAGAATCAGCGAGTCAGCAAACTCGTGAACGATCTTGCTGAGCAGGCTGTCCGTAATTTTGCCCAGAAAGGTATTGAAAAATTGGTAAAGAAAGTATTTGATGAAAAAGAGTCTGATACGATTACTAAATACAATACCGCAGATCTGAGTAAGGTTGGCGATAAGGCGCTGGCTGCTATGCTGAAACGAGCATCGACTGAAAGTGCCTTGAGACGCTATCAGACTCAGCCATATGAACCGCCGAAAAAAGAGTCGTAAGTATGGCTCTATCTAATACTGCAACCCCGATTTATTACGGTCAGTTTCGCGATGCTGTTCTGCGCGGCGAGATTCCCGTATGTCGGGAAGTCGCGATGGAGATGAATCGCATTGACGATCTGATTGCAAATCCGGGTGTTTATTACGATGACGAAGCCGTAGAAGGCTGGGTGAAATACTGTGAGAGTGAATTAACCCTGACTGACGGATCTGACATGAACCTGCTAGACTCATTTAAGTTGTGGGGCGAGCAGATCTTTGGCTGGTACTATTTCATTGAACGCAGTGTGTATGTCCCCAACCCAGATGGTCATGGCGGTCACTATGAACGAAAGGTTATTCGGAAACGGCTTGTTAATAAGCAGTATCTGATCGTTGGACGAAGCGCAGCAAAATCAGTCTATGCTTCCTGTCTGCAATCGTTCTTCCAGAATGTTGACACCAGCACAACCCATCAGATCACAACTGCCCCGACGATGAAGCTCGCGGAAGAGGTAATGTCTCCGCTTCGGACTGCCATTACCAGAAGCCGCGGGCCTTTGTTTAAGTTTTTGACATTTGGCTCTTTGCAGAACACAACTGGCAACCGCGCTGATCGTGTCAAACTGGCTTCCACAAAGAAAGGCATTGAAAACTTCCTGACAGGCTCGCTCATCGAGGTTCGACCAATGAGCATCAATAAGCTTCAGGGCCTCCGTTGTAAGGTGGCAACAGTTGACGAATGGCTTTCCGGCGATATCCGTGAGGATGTCATCGGTGCAATTGAGCAGGGCGCATCCAAGGTTGATGATTATTTGATCGTCGCTACCAGCTCAGAAGGTACTGTACGTAATGGTGCCGGCGATACGATCAAAATGGAGCTTATGAACATCCTGAAGGGCGATTATCCGAATCCCCATGTTTCTATCTGGTGGTATCGGCTAGATTCCATTGACGAAGTTGGGAATCCCGATATGTGGCTGAAGTGCAATCCGAATATCGGTAAAACGGTGAGCTACGAAACATATCAGCTTGACGTGGAACGTGCTGAAAAAGCACCTGCTGCACGGAATGATATTCTGGCTAAACGATTCGGTATTCCGATGGAGGGCTACACTTATTACTTCGCATATGAAGAGACACTTCCGCATAAGCCTCATTCTTTCTGGCAGATGCCATGCTCCTTGGGTGCAGACCTTTCTAGAGGTGATGACTTCTGTGCATTCACTTTCTTATTCCCGTTGCATAGAGAGACCTTCGGTGTAAAAACACGATGCTACATCACTGATGTGACACTTTCGAAGCTCCCTCTGGCTATGCGCAACAAGTATGAGGATTTCATGAAAGAAGGAAGTCTGATTGTATTGGAAGGTAGTGTTCTCGATTTGGATGTTGTTTATGATGATTTGGACGAACACATTATCCAGACTGGATATGATGTGCGCTGCTTTGGCTATGACCCATACAATGCACAAGGCTTTGTCGAGCGTTGGGCACGTGAAAATGGGCCATTCGGTATTGAAAAGGTTATTCAGGGCGCCAAGACTGAGTCGGTCCCCTTAGGCGAGCTAAAGACACTTGCTGAACAGCGTAGCCTGATCTTTGACGAGCAGCTTATGACCTTCACAATGGGCAACTGTATCACATTGGAGGATACAAATGGCAACCGAAAACTCCTGAAGAAGAGACATGACGAAAAGATCGACTCTGTCGCAGCACTGATGGATGCCTATATTGCCTATAAACATAATAAAGACGCATTCGAATAAAGGTGGTGACGCTATGGACGTTTATTTATCCCATCATGGGATCATCGGAATGAAATGGGGTGTACGACGTTACCAGAATCCGGATGGTTCACTTACCCCTGCCGGTCAACGACGACTCGACAAAAAGGACAATAAGTGGGCTAAGAAGAATTATGACAAAATCGTAAAAAATGCGCGCAAAAAGGTGTCGGGAGAGCTGGACGAGTATGGAAATCAGCTGCTTCGCGACGCCTCTTCTTATAATTCACGTGGACGAATCAGTAATACGGCGATCAATTCTTATAACCGACGGATGGCTGAGCTGATGAATACTGCTGTAACAGATCTGAGAGCACCTTCAGGCAAGGTCGTGCAGTTCGTGGCAAAGCGAGGAGAACTTGGTGTTCATATGGCACTTGCAACTCCGAACTACGATATGAGTCAGCTGAAAAATGGCATCTGGTCTTCTGGACGAATTGCCTACAAGAAGAAGTCCGTCGATATGGCGTGAACATACAGATCTCTATTACAGGAGGTGATGAACGTTCAATGAAAGAAACAATTGGTTCCAAGCTCAAACGAGCTTGGAATATTTTTATGAATCGAGATCCCACAAGTTATCAAGGAACATCCTATTCCGGATCTAGTTATGGGTATCGACCTGACAGGATTCGTATGACGCGAGGACATGAGCGTTCAATCGTGACAGCTATCTGCAACCGCATTGCATTGGATGTTTCGGCGATCAGTCTTGTCCATGCTCGCGTAGACGAAAATGGTCATTTTCTGGAATACATTGATGATACCCTACATCAATGCTTGACCGTTGAAGCGAATCTTGACCAGACAGGACGAGCATTGCGGCAGGATATTGTAATGTCCATGCTTGACGAAGGATGCGTAGCAGTTGTTCCGGTTGAAGCAGATTTCGACCCGGACGAGAATAGTAGCTACAAAATTTATTCCTTGCGGACAGGAAAGATTCTGGAATGGATGCCTCAACATGTGCGAGTCAGACTTTATGACGAGAGAATCGGGCGATTCGAAGAGGTCGTTGTGGCAAAAAAATATACAGCGATTATGGAAAATCCTATGTTCGCTGTCATGAATGAACCGAACTCCACGATGCAACGCCTGATCCGTAAACTGAACATTCTGGATGCGATTGATGAGCAGAGTGGTTCTGGAAAACTTGATCTGATTATTCAGCTCCCCTATGTCATCAAGTCACAAGCTCGGAAGGAACAGGCTGAACAGCGCCGCAGGGATATTGAGCAGCAGCTCTCTGGGTCAAAATACGGTATCGCCTACACTGATGGTACAGAGCATATCACACAGCTCAATCGCGGTGTAGAGAATAATCTTATGAGCCAGATCGAGTATCTGACAAAGATGCTGTATTCCCAGCTTGGCATTACAGAGAGTGTCATGGATGGTACGGCGAATGAAGAAACGATGATCAACTATCACAATCGAACTGTGGAGCCGATTCTGGCAGCTATCGCCGACGAGATGACTCGAACATTCCTGACAAAGACTGCACGAACGCAGAAGCAGGTCATCTCCTTCTTCCGTGATCCATTCAAGATTGCGCCGGTCTCCCAGATTGCAGAAATTGCGGATAAGTTCACGCGTAACGAGATCATGACAAAGAATGAATTTCGTTCGATTATCGGCATGAGACCGTCGGACGATCCTCGTGCTGACGAACTCCGTAACAGTAACATCAATCAGTCTGAGGCAGATCAAGCACTGCTGGATAGCAAAGTAGAAAATCAAAATGGACAGTCTATGACTCAGGAAGAGTATGAGGCAGCGCTTGCTGATCTCGATGATCTTGACGCGCAGCTGGACGATTTGGAAAAGGAGCTAGATACATGAATAATGAAATTCTTCACTATGCCAGCCCTTACTATGATCCTGTAAAAGCTCATGAATATTACATCAAACATCGTGAGCTTAAGGGTCGTGCTTCCACAGCTGGTCTCAACGATGATGGAAAAGCTGCTGCAAGCTATGTGAAAGAACAGCTTACGACAGAGCGCAAATCAAAAGTCGAAGCCAATAAAGAAGATACAACAAACCAGATCGATAAACTTCGTGAGCAGAAGAAGTCAAACATTGAAGCGCATAAAGCAGCGATGCAGAGTCAGATTGACCGGCTGAAAGCAAAACTTAGTTCTATGTCATCTGCGGACAAACAGAAGAACCGAGACCGTATTGCAGCCAATATTTCAGTCTTGCGCGAGCAAAACGCCGCCGAACGAGAACGTTTGAATGCTGAATTCCAAGCTCAGAGCAAGTCTCTCCGGACTGCACAGAAAGAAACCAATGAGAATCTTAAGACAGAATACGACGATAAGTACCTATCTGAACTTGAGAAGATCAAGGCAAATCCTGCATTCCAGAAGGCAAAAACCAGTCGCTCTGGTTCGAAGAAGTCTTCCGGCAGCAAGAAAACGAAGAAAGACCTTAGTTACTATATGAGAGGAGCGCCGATTCACGTATGAAACTGAAATACCCTGATTGTGACTTTCATGGCTACGCTACGAAAGCCAATCTCACATGCAGAGATAAGCGTGTGATCATGCCTGATGCTTTTAAGGATCAGGACGGCGAGAAAGTGCCGCTCTGTTGGGGGCATCAGCATAACAGTGTCACGAATGTTCTTGGGCATGCCTATCTCGAAAATCGAGCAGATGGCGTATATGCCTATGGTTATTTCAATGACACTGACTCTGGTCGTGCCGGTAAGAAGCTGGTCGATAATGGCGATGTATGTGCATTGTCTATTTGGGCGAACGACCTTGTACAGAATGGGACTAATGTAGTTCACGGTGTGATTCGTGAGCTGAGTCTGGTTCTGGCCGGGGCGAATCCCGGTGCGTACATTGATTCTGTCATGCAGCATGATGACGAGGCAACTCAGGAAGCCGAGATCCTGTTTGTGCTGGACAAAGATAATATTCAACTTGCCCATGCCGATAGCGATGAGGATTCCGAAGATGCTGAACTGCAGCATGCTGATGAAGAAAAGACAGATTCGTCTGAAAAGGACAAGAAAGACGATAAGGAAACCGTGCAGGACGTCCTGAATTCCATGTCTGAGAAACAGAAGAATGTTCTGCTTGCGCTGGTTGCCGAAGGTATCGCTGCCGGCGAAGAAACCAAAAAATCCGATAACAACGAGGAGGACAACACTATGAAGCATAATGTCTTTGACAACGATCGGCAGGATGAGGCGAACGTCCTCTCTTACACCGATCAGACTGCAATCATTAACATGGCCAAGACCAGCACCATCGGCAGCCTGCAGCATGCTATGGATCTGTTTGCAGAACAGAATCCGGACAGCGTTCTGGCGCATGGCATTGAGAACATCAGCCAGCTGTTCCCGGACTACAAGGATGTTCGTCCGGGTGCGCCTGAAATGCTCACGACTGACCAGGGCTGGATCCAGAAGGTTCTGAAGAAGGTTCACAAGAGCCCGATCTCTCGTATCCGTACCCGTCAGGCCGATCTTCGCAATATCGAGAATCTGCGTGCACAGGGCTATGTGAAGGGCGGCAAGAAGGTCGATGTCGGAAACTTCAAGCTGATCCACAGAACGACTGATCCCCAGACTGTATATGTCAAGAGCAAGATCGATCGTGATGACATCATCGACATTCAGGATTTCGATGTCGTGCAGTATCTCTACAACATCGATCGTATGAACCTGAATGAAGAACTCGCCACCGCTATCATGATCGGTGACGGCCGTGATGTCGGCGCTGATGGGAAGATCGCGGAAGACAAGATCCGTCCGATCTGGCAGGATGATGAGCTTTACACCATTCATGCGGACGTGGACATCGCTGGCATGAAGGCTTCTCTGCAGGGCACCAACACTGCCGCCAACTTCGGCGAGAATTACATTTATGCAGAAGCTGTGATTCAGTCTCTGCTGTATGCTCGCGAGAAGTATAAGGGCTCCGGCACTCCTGATTTCTACTGCACTCCGCATCTGGTGAACGTGATGCTGCTCGCCCGTGATATGAACGGTCGTCGCATTTATGACAAGGTCAGCGATCTGGCTGCTGCACTGAACGTTGGCGAGATCATCACGGTTGAGCAGTTTGAGGGCAAGACCCGCACTGCTACTGGCGGCAAGACCAAGAAGCTCCTCGGCCTGATGGGCAATCTGGCTGACTATTCTGTCGGTGCGACCAAGGGCGGCGAAATCACGCATTTCACGGATTTTGATATCGATTTCAACCAGGAGAAGAGCCTGCTTGAGACTCGCTGCTCTGGTGCAAACACCCGTGTGATGTCCTTCATTGCCCTGGAAGAAGATGTCGCGCAGCCCGGCGGCTAAGCCGATAAGCGATAAGGAGTAAAAATTCAAAATGGCTAAATTTTACGGAACTATCGGGTATGCTGTGACTGTCGAAGTCCGTCCGGATGTTTGGGAAGAGCAGATCGTCGAGCGTACATACTGCGGCGATTTGATTCGTAACACTCGGCGTCTGGATGGTAACACCCAGGTGAATGACAATATCACCATTGGTAATGAGATCAGCATCGTATCCGATCCGTATGCCAATGAGAATTTTCATTCTATGCGTTATGTCACCTTTATGGGGGCAAAATGGAAGATCACATCTGTGGAGGTCAAGTATCCACGGCTGATTCTTTCGACGGGAGGTATCTGGAATGGACCGACGAGCTGAGCTTGGGAAAATCTTTCGGGAGATTCTGGGCAATGGCAATGTCTATTTCCAGCCACCCAGCAATATCCAAATGAGGTATCCTGCGATTCGATATGCGCGAAGCGGAATGGCATTTAAGCATGCTAATAATGGAAAATATAATCGTCGAATCCACTACACAGTCACTGTCATCGACAGCGATCCGGATAGCGAAATTGTAAACCGTGTCAGCATGCTTCCGTATTGCTATTTCGACCGCCATTATGTGCAGGACAACCTCAATCATGATGTGTTTGAAATCTATCTTTAAGAGGAGGAACTGATATGTTCAATATCGAATGGGATCAGGTATCGGAACGCCTGTTTGAAACCGGTACGGATCGTGGTGTTCTGTATCCCTTCAATAAGACCAGCAAGGCCTATGACAAGGGCGTTGCATGGAATGGTCTGACTGGTGTGACAGAAACCCCGTCTGGTGCCGAGCCGACGGCGCTGTACGCCGACAACATCAAGTATCTTACCCTGATGTCCAATGAGGATCTGGGCGGTACGATCACCGCCTACATGTATCCGGACGAGTGGAAGGCTTGCGACGGCTCCGCAGATCTGGACGCCGGCATTACGATTGGCCAGCAGCCGAGAGCGACTTTCGGCCTGTGCTATCGTACTCGTATCGGCAACGATACTGAAGGCGACAGCCACGGTTATAAGCTGCACCTGATCTATGGTTGCCTTGCTTCCGCTTCCGAGCGTGCATATAGCACTGTCAACGATTCTCCGGAAGCCATCGAGTTCTCTTGGGAATTCACCTGCACGCCGGTTGATGTCGCTGGATTCAAGCCGACTGCTATTGTCACGATTGATTCTACGAAGGTCGATGCCGCGAAGCTCGCTTCTTTCGAGGAAATCCTTTATGGCAAAGCCGCAACGTCTGAAGAGCCTGGCGATGGCGTTGCTCCGAAGCTGCCGCTTCCGGCAGAAGTTCTGGCACACTTCAAGACCGTCTAACTGTTTTCCAGCGAGGGAGTCTCCATGTGAGGCTCCCTCTTATTTTTGTTTTCATAACTGAAAGGGGTTATATTATGCTGCCTATTACCAAAAAGTACATTGATTTCAACGGTGTAGAACGTGAAGAGACGTTCTATTTCAACCTGACCAAAGCAGAGCTTACTGAGTGGGAACTTGGCGTTACTGGCGGTCTTAGCCAGATGGTAGAGAAGATCACGGCTGCCAAGGACGTTCCTGCACTGGCAAAGCTTTTTAAGGACATCGTTTTGAAGGCATATGGCGTGAAGAGCGATGATGGCAGACGTTTTATCAAGTCCGACGAACTCACGACGGAGTTCACCCAGACGCAGGCATATTCCGACATTTACATGGAATTGGCGCAGGATGATCAGAAAGCTGCGGCATTCATCAACAGCATCATTCCGAAAGTCGATTAAATAATGCTCGTAATTACAGTACAGGGGGTTGAAGGCTGGGACGAGCAGAAAGAAGAGTTTGTTTCGGCAAAGCCCCCTGTCTGTTTACAGCTGGAACACTCATTAATTTCCCTTGCAAAATGGGAATCGAAGTGGGAAAAACCGTTCCTTTCGAAAGAGCAGAAAACCGTAGAGGAAACGATCGATTACATCCGCTGTATGACATTAAATTCTAATGTTCCTGCTGATGTTTATGATCGATTATCTGCACAAAATTTCAGAGATGTGAACGCTTACATTGATGCGAAACGAAGTGCAACAACTATCCGTGAAGAGCAGAAAGGTCATCGAGGCACAGAAATCGTAACCAGTGAACTGATCTATTATTGGATGGTTGCACTACAAATTCCATTTGAATGTCAGAAATGGCATCTGAATCGTTTGCTGATGCTTATTCGTGTCTGCAATGTGAAGAATCAGCCACCGAAGAAGCAAAGTCAGCGAAATATTCTGAAGCAGAATGCCGCATTGAATGCTGCTCGACGTCGGCGAGCTCACTCGAAAGGATGAAAATTCAAAATGGTTACATTTCGACAAAAAGGCGACTTTTCCAAGGCAACCCGGTTTCTAGAACGTGTGAAAGAAACTGTTGGGTTAGGGCTGCTCGATCGATATGGGCAGAAAGGTGTCGCTGCTTTGTCGGCGGCCACCCCAGTTGATAGCGGTGAAACCGCTGCAAGCTGGGACTATGAGATTGTAAACAAAAAAGGATCTGCAAGGATCACGTTTACAAACTCGCATATCGTCAAAGGTGTGCCGATTGCAATTATTCTGCAATACGGACATGGTACTCGTAATGGCGGCTGGGTAGAAGGACGCGATTATATCAACCCCGCTATCCAGCCAATCTTTGACGAACTTGCTGAGAAAGCATGGAAGGAGGTTACAAAGCTATGAGTAAAACGATCGACCAGAGAGTCGTCGAGATGCGGTTTGACAATGCAAACTTCGAAAAGAATGTTAGCACGAGTATGTCAACACTGGACAAGCTGAAGAAAAGCCTCAAGTTCGAGGATAGTACAAAAGGCTTTGAGAATATCAGCAAGGCGGCTGGTCGGGTCGATATGGGAGGACTCTCGAATGGCGTAGAATCCGTTCGCTTGAAATTCTCCGCGCTTGAAGTCATGGCTGTAACAGCTCTTCAGAATATTACAAACTCAGCACTAAATGCTGGGAAGAAAATTGCATATGCATTGACAATTGAACCGATCACTTCCGGTTTACAGGAATATGAGACCCAGATCAATGCAACACAGACGATTTTAGCGAATACCCAAAAAGAGGGTGCCAATATCAACGATGTCAACCGTGCCTTGAACGAATTGAACAAGTACGCGGATCTGACCATCTATAACTTTACAGAAATGACACGTAACATCGGTACATTTACAGCTGCCGGTGTTGATTTGAATACATCTGTCAATGCCATTAAGGGTATTGCAAACCTTGCAGCCGTCTCTGGTTCGACCAGCCAGCAGGCTTCTACCGCAATGTACCAGCTTTCCCAGGCTTTGGCGTCCGGAACGGTAAAATTGCAGGACTGGAACTCGGTTGTCAACGCGAACATGGGTGGTCAGGTATTTCAGGATGCATTGAAAATGACAGCTCGTATCCATGGGATTGCCATTGACGAGATGATCGCTGATGAAGGTTCTTTCCGAGAGACACTATCTAAAGGATGGCTGACGAAAGACATTCTGACGGAAACGCTTCAGCATTTTACGGAGTTTACAGATACCTACAATGAAGAAAGCCTGAAAAGGCAGGGCTATAACGACAAAGAGATTGCCGAAATCAAGCAGATGGGTATTACTGCGACAGATGCGGCTACCAAGATTAAGACCTTTTCTCAGTTGTGGGATGTTCTGAAGGAATCCGCACAGTCTGGTTGGACGACTTCGTGGCAGACGATTATCGGTGACTTTGAGGAAGCAAAGGAAACACTGACTGTTTTTGGTGATACACTGACCAAGATGATCGGTGATTCGGCAGATGCCAGAAATGCAGTCTTAAAGGAAGGCTTCATGTCTGGCTGGAAGCAGCTTCTGAATGAAGGCATTGAAGATACAGAGGGATTTCAAAATGCCATTATAGAAGCCGGTAAAAACAGTGGCGTAGCCGTTGACGATCTGATTAAGAAGTACGGTTCTTTTGAGAAATCGTTGAAGGGCGGCTGGGTAACTTCCGATATGCTGAAAACTGCGCTCGATTCTATGGCAGATTCGGTCGCGGGTTTATCGAAAGAAGAACTTGAAGCCAAAGGCTATACGGACGAGCAGCGACAGGCACTGCTTAATCTTGTAGAGGCTGTAAAAGATGGCAGTCTGAATCTGGATGAATTTGCCCAAAAAATGGGCAGGGCCTCTGGACGAGAGAATATGATCGATGCAATCACGATGGCGTTCGAAAAGCTGATGCCAATCGTGAAACAGGTCGGCGATGCGTTTCATGAAGTGTTCAATCCTAATAATGATCTGGGACAGCGCATCTATGATATGACAGCACGTATCAGAGAGTTTGTCGATGGAATTGAGGTGAGCGAGCAAGGCCTTCACAATTTCAAAATGAGTATTGAAGGTATCCTTTCGATCTTCCATATTGCGGGTAAAGGTATCTCTGCATTCGCACAGATCATTGGACATCTACTTGGGAAACTCCTTCCGGTTGGTGATGGAATTCTTGACGTAACCGGAAGCCTTGGCGAGTTCTTAGTTTCACTTGATAAAGCAATTGACTCTGGTGGATATTTGGAAAAATTCGTTGAGTTGGTCAATGGCGCAATTGATAAACTGGCTTCTGGGTTCAAAGTTGCAAAGGATTATGTGCTTGACTTTATCGGGTCCTGGACCGGCATTGACTTTACAAAATTTGAATCTTTGCGCGACATCTTTGCCTTGATTGGCGAGAAACTGAGTGAGTTTGGAGAGAAAATTCGCGACACATTCCCATGGGTCAACTCTCTGAAGGACACAGTTACTGCAGCGTTCCAGAAGATTCGCGGAAGTG